TAAGTAAGGGTCTTTTAAACATATCATACGATACAATTCATACAAACCGCATAATACAGCTACGAAGGACTTACCAAGACCGATAGCACCTGAGAGCGCTAAAGTGTTGTAAGCAGCTGGCTCCAACGGGTCCGGAAATACTTTTTTCAAAGTTTCTACCCAGTAAGGGAATACGGTGAACTTGCCTTCGTCATTGATGAGGCCTTTACCTAGATATCTTGCGTCTGTAAGAAATGTATGTATGTCAACAGGAATCTCATCATAGTCAGCATATATTAAATCATTATATAAACTTGAAGAGCCCTCTGAAGACATTTGTTGTAATATCTTTAGAGCGAGCTCTCGTTCTTTTTCAGATAAATTTTCTAATTCTTTGAAGTCATTAGATATCATCTACTTGAACTCCTACTTAAAGTTATTTATAATATAATACAATACAAAAAGACACTTTGAGCCAATTATAACTCAAAGTGTCTTTTAATTACTTATTTAAGTTAACTTCAGATTCAATACGAGTATTGATATAAACAGTTAAATCAGCAACTGCTGTTTGTAAGTATTCTTTTGCATCTGCAGTTAATAACTTCATAACAGTATCATAAGTTTGTTTGAAGGCTTTCTTCTGTGCTTCAGCGTCAAATTTGCCTTCCTTCTTCAATGCTTCAACATAAGTTTGATTTGTTGCTATAACAGCATCACATATCGTCTTATCGAGCATATCAAAGTATTTCTTAGCTAATTCACTTTCGTGTTTGAGTTTTAATTCTGATATTTTAGCTTTGATTAGAAACACTAAGTAAAGAGTTCCTACTCCCAGTAAAGGAAATACTACTATTTCAAATAATTCAGATAAAATGTTCATCCAGTCCATTGATTATTCCTCCGTTGTACTCTCTTCTGTAACGTCATTATTTTGTTGTTCGTTCTTATCTTTTATCACTTTAACAGTTTTTATAGCTGTTAGGGCAACTATCTCTGTACCCCAGAAAGCAAACCACGCATTAGTTAAAGTAGGGCTTACTTCAACACTTGTAAAATATTGAAGTACAAAGTTGGATGCTGTGTAAAGTATTATCATTACACATATCAAAACAAGCATTATGTTTGAAACTTTTTTCTTCGGTTTAGGGCTTTTAGACATTCTTATCGCTCTCCTTATCAATACCAAATAGTTTTATAAAGAATCTAAGAACCTTTTCAAGTAACGCCATAACTACATTTATCTTATCAGTATCAAGTCCGTCATCAGGCTCAACTTGTGGTTCATCTTTACCGAAATACTTTTCAATGTCAGCATCGGATACAGTTGTTGCTAGTAAGCCGTTTGCAATCTTACGTATCTTTTGTCCATAAGTATTTTCGGCTTTCATTGCAGCTTCTGGCGTTGAATATGATGCTTTATCATACCCAGGCACTGCCCATCTACCCGCTAACTGTTCCCAATAAGGAGCAATACCTCTTGTAACATATTTAAAACGTGGGTCTAACACTGTTTCGTTATTGGGTAAAGTATCTTTACATCCATAAGCAAACAAATGTTGTAACTGAGCAGTAACACCTTCTTCGATAGTGTTAAACTTACCTCCTTCTATGCCTGTTGATGTTACACCAAGACCACAGTAGTTATGATGTTCTGGTTTAACTGCTGAGCCTTGATACTTAAACCAACCTGTTTCCAGTATTGATTGCGAAATCGCCCAAGTGGGGTCAATACCATATCTAGGAGCAAGTTTATAGAAAGCTTTTGCAATTTCAATATCAAAAGAACTATTATTGCTAAGAATATATTTTATTGCTTGTACAACCTCAGTGTCGGAGCTGTCTCTTCCTTTATCAACTATCTTCTTAGTAATCGGGAAGTTTAAATCATAAACAGCTGTAACAGTTGTTGTAGTTTCTTTCTTATCATCAGTAGGTGTAACAGGTTTCGGTGCAGGAGTTGGTTCAACTTTCGGTGCTGTGTAAGCGTAAACCTCTTTACCATTCCAATCAAATACTTTATAACCACTACCAGCTTTTTGACAAGCGTCTTTAGCATTAAGTAAAGAACTGAAAGCTCCTACTTGAGACTTACTGTCAGCCCAAGTTTTTCTCACTCTGTATAGTTTTTGCACACTTTCCTCTTGTTTAGGTGCAACGTTTTCAGACGGATTTATCCAACTGCCTGCTGATGCTCCAGTACTGTCAACACTGATATTATACATACCGTTAACACCATTTGGATACTTATTATAGATGTAGTAAGTTCCAGCCAGTAACTTATCTGTTTTTGCATTAGTTTGTGCTTTTGCGTCTGCTGCTGTAGGATATCTGTTTATACTTGTAACTACTTTATATGTTTTACCTGTTGTAGTAGTTGTTTGAGTTTGTTTCTTTGATAACTTTGCTCTTTTAACAATAACATTTACACAAGCTTGAGCACATTGAGTAGCAAACTTATCAGTAAGTATGATAGGCACATCAGTTTTACTATCCATAAACCCTAATTCAAGTAATACCGCGGGCATATTTGTTTCTCTTACTTCGTGCAAATTTGCTTTAGCAAGAGGTGTTGCACGATTACCTTTTAGACCTGTTAATGATATAAGTTCATTATAAAGTTCTTTTTGCCAAGCTAAAGTTTCGTTATTTACTGAGGTATATACAAATGCGGAAATGCCTCCGCCTGTTCCTCCATTTATACCTGCGTTAGCGTGTATAGCAAGATAAAAATCCGCTTTCCACTTGTTTGCTTTATCTGTACGTGTTTTTAAAGCTATGTCTGTTTTGCCTGTAGGGTCATCAATACGTAAGACTTCTACACCATTATAGTTTTTAAGTAGATTTTCAATCTTATCACAAATACGTCTGTTTAGATAATTCTCTCGTGTTTCATTGGGGTCAAGTGCTTTCATACAGCGTTTACCTGCTGTACTCATTCCGTGACCTGCATTTAATGCTAGTTTAAATGACATATTGATTCCTCCTCTATTTATTGTTAGGTAAATCAGTGATAGTTAGTCGAGAGTTACTTGGTCCTACCATATAACAATCAACTATGTTTTTAAACTGGTTACCAATTTTTATTTTCATATCAACTTTAAATTTTAAAGCATCACTGAAGTAGTAGTTGTTTTCTGCGACATCAATTTGTCCACTTTTTAATTTATAGTAGTAAAGACTTGATATGATGGGGTAGTAAACGGTAGTGAGACTATAACAGTTAGTGAACGCAGAGTATCCAATATTCACTGTGTTACTACTCATATAAATTGTGTGTAAGTTTGAACAGTTTTCAAAACAATATTGAGGGATTGTTGTCAACTTATTAGATAGTGTAACTGTAGTAAAAACACCTCCGCTAAAACAATACGAACTTAATTCAACAACATTATCTGGAATTATAACATTGCTAGCAGGTATTCTACCAAAACAACGTGAAGTTACGTATTTAGTGTCGGACGTAAATGTGAAAGTGTCCACCACCACTCCAGCAAATGCATAAGGAGTTATATTAGTAATAGTTCCTGCAAGTACTAATCTATCGATATAAACTATGGGGTCACCAATAGATATAGTTCGTTCAAATGCATTGTCACCTATATATTTTATAGTAGATGGTAGCGATATATGTAACACTCCTGTATACTGATTATCATAGAAGGCATAATCAGCTATAATAGTTGTACCATACAAGATATTTTCAATTTCCCGTCTGTTAAGGTTGCAACCACGAAAAGCGCTTTGAGGGACATATTCTTGGTCTTGTAAGTTGAGCCATCTATATTCATTGAATTCAAAATCAAGCTTACTACAGTTTTGAAATGTAGACACCCCAATTTGATTTACACAGTTACCACTGGTCCATATGTATTCAAGATTGTTGCAGCCCATAAAAGCACGGTCACCTAGTGTGCAACAATTAGGAGGAAGGGTAACTTGCGTTGTTGTAGTATTTCCTTCAAAAGCTCCTTGAGTAACGTTACCATCATAATCTGTTTTACCAATGACGGCGTGTACAGGCACACTCACATATGAACTAGTCTCTGAGTGTAGAGCTTGTACAGTTGAAGGTACTTGTACCATCTCTTCTGGCACATTTCCTTCCCAAGTGCTTATATAAGGACCGTTATAGCGAGTAATCACAGCATATGTACCTGATTGTCCAACTATTCCTACAGTTTCAAATTCCCATTCGCCTAAATCTGGCATAGCCATATGTGCTCACCTCTTATTCTGAATATACAAATATAATTGTACCTTCTGGCTGTTCAGGTATTGTATCTGTATCTTTAAATACTTTTATGTTGTTAGGAGATAATGCAGCACTTATTGCCGTGTCAACGTAATCTTTGTTAGCAGCGTGTTTTTTAGCTGTAGGTGTACTATGTATGTTAAAATGTCCGAACGCTGTAACATAATTAGCTCCAAACTTTAGATAATTACCACTTCCTGCGTTACCTACTTGAGTTGTTGAGTGATTAAGTACTAGATTACATTCATCATTAGTGTCAACAGAAACTTCAGCAAATTTTTGTTGACACTCGTCTGCGGAAGTTGGTACAGTTTTTGAATTATAAGGTGTAGTATGTAAGTGCTTATCATATTCTACATATAATAAGTTTTTCAGATTGTCACCGTTACTTATAATGTCAAGTCCAATATGACACACTGGGTACTGCACTGCTTCAGTACTAACCCATCCTTCAGCATCAGAAATTAAAGTAGTGCACGCATAAGGAACATATTGAACACCTTCACCGGTACCTCTTACAAGCATCAACTGAGATAGTGTATCATTGGACCAACTATATAGAAGAGTGTACGTACCTGGTAAAAGGTATATAGGTGTGTCAGTAGACATAATAATTATACCATTACTATCTGTAAGTGTAATTTCACGTTGTATTATGCCATCTAACGTAAAAGTAACAGCATTCTTATCTCGAGTGAGGCTGCTCACTTTTTCTGCATATATAAATACATCTATTGTATCACTTGTAGCTGTGAATGTTTCATTAGAAGGGAACATATTTAATCCTATGAAGTTTACGGGTACGCCAGATTTTATAGGTTCATATTCCTCATTATAAAAGGAAGATGCAGGTTCAATAAATAAGCATATTTCAGCATTTCCTTCTGATGCTTTTACATTATTTGCTACTATGTTCACATATTGACACTTATTATAAGTTGTGTCAATTATTATGTCTGTGTCTACGTTAAGAGTTTGCTCATTTCTAACAATTCCGTCTGCGTCTTTTAGTTTGATACTAAACGGAAATGACCCCGTATTCTGCAAACTATAAGTGCCATCAACAGGTAACTCAATAGTGTGGTCAATAGATAGGTCAGACGCATTTGAAGAGTTCGGTCTAAATACTACAGGGTAAATTAGACTACGGTCAATAGTCCAATCATTTCCTGAACAATGTGGCACTATTGTAGATAAATCTAGCAAATTGTTCGAGCCTACACGTATTTTCATATCAGACTGTATTTGATGTATATCGTCTAAATATATCGAACTGCCTATAACAGCTGTGCGTTCGCTAAATACAACGGTGTTAAGATGCTCTACATTTTCAATGTAAGCAACCATTTCCTCATAACTAAGGCCACTGCCACCGCCAGTTTCTACAAAAGGTAGTGCGTTTACATTTGACACTCCGTCACCAAATTTTAATCTGAATTTATTTGAAGATTGCACAGGGTAACTAACACCATTGATAGTTACCGCTGTATTATATGTTACTCCGTGTGCGTCGGGTTTATAAACAACTAGTTCGCTGTCCCTGGGAACAAAATCGACTGCTTTAGCCCACTCAATAGCCGTATCGTGTCTTGCAATACTTATACCACTATATATAGTTGGTTCTGTGCTCATTTAGATATAGTCCTTTCTATAGTGTATTTACGCAGAGAGGTTTCAAATACTACTCAACGGGTACCACATTGTAAGTTAAATCAGAGAAAGTGCACTTGCAACGAAGCGATGTAGCTGAAATCGTTTCAGAACTAACTACACATTTTGTTATCTTACCAATGCCTGTGTATGTATATAAAGTGATTGTATCAATAGCACTGTTATCATCACCTGTTCTTGTTATAGAATCAACAAGATATACTTCATTGTTGTTTCGTATTGTATATCCTAGTTTATCTGCAGCATATAATTCAGCGGGAGAATACATTTCGTTAGTTCTATTACCTGCTATATTTATAAGTATACTGCGATGTCCCTCAGGGTATGCAATGTAAGATATATGCCCATCTGCGTCAGTATCAATGAATACAACTGCACCTCTAACTAAGTTGATACCTCCAGCTTTATAAGTTGCCTCATCAGCACATAAGCACTCAACACCGTCATCAGGGAATACAGTTTCACTACCGCAAGTTATAGGTCTCAAAGATATTATCATAGTACTATCTTCAACACGATATGTGTGAACGGTATATAATCCTGAGGTCATAGTTACATCAGGTAATCTCCAAACTCTATTTAGATATTCAGTATTACGTTCATCAAGTACTTCATCTTGCACATTAGTACCTGCACTAGCGTTAGTAAACATAGAACTAACACTTCTCAGTGTAGCCACGTCTGTTCCCTTAACAGGATGTTTAACACCTCGAATATTTACAAGGCTGCTCTCAGTAGTACCACTTTCCTCTTTAGTGCCACTTATCTCTATTGTATCAGAACCATCAGTTTTAAGCGTTATTTGATAAAGTGGTTCATCTAATGATGTACGATAATTACGCCATTCAATAGGGCCGTTGTTAGTAAATCTAATAATATCACCAGCAGTGTGATTTATCGCTTCAACATATGCGGCATTACTACATAATCTTGCTGAACCCGTTCCTAGAGCAATGCGACCTCCGCTGTTGTATAGTTGCAATATTCCATTCTTTGTTACGTTTCCAGACTCATCGCAAGTATCAAGGTTGATATTATACACATCATTAGTATTGTCTGTTTTTGTAACAGTTCCAAAGAAATCCATTTTTCCTGACAAGTCCATAGATTCAGGAAATTCAATACTGCCCACGTAGTCAAAAACGGCCTTTGCACTCGGGTATTGCGTATTAGTACTATGTTCGTTAATAATTTGAGTTTTATTCTTCGCTGATTCAATATCAGTTATATTTAATACGTATGACATTCGTAACCTCCAGTTATTATAAGAAGTCAGGAACCGCAAGGGTTCCTGTCTGAATCTTACTATTATTTATAAAATCATTATACTCTTCTTCAGTGCATTCTTCGTAGCCTTCAGGACATATATCTTTCTTTACATCCATAGTACAACCAGAGTAATGAACAAGTTTATAATACATTAACTAATCTCCTAACTACAATATGTTTTGTGCATATATAACATCTGCTGAATTATCTCATCTTCAGTCAGTGGTCTATTATGTATACATATTGATATACAATTTACAATCTTGGTCGCATTACTTACATTTGCACAAGGAATTATACCGCCAGTATAAGGAAGTCCGGATAAATCCTGTAGTGTTCGATGCGAAGTT